ATTTTAATACTAGGTATATTATACCATAATTATTACGCATTTTATTTCATTTTGTAGCTAATATTATTAAAGTGATTTTCTAATAAAAATAAGACCACCTTGTACGGCAGTCTTATTTATTGAATCAAACTTAATATAAAAATATACTTTATTGGGATCAACATTTTTACCATAAGGGAATTAAACTTGAACAAATAAATATAAAATTTTTAGGGAGTAATAGGTACGAATCATGTGGTTCGTGATTAACATAATAACACAATACTTTAGTTTTTCAAATAAAAAACGCTACGGTTTCAAAGTAAACCGTAGCGCAAGTTAAATTATATAAAATTCAACAATCACACTGAAAAAGGTTATAACAACCTAGTAATTATTATACCAAATTTTATTATCTATTCAACCATAACAATTTATGATTTTGCTATTTGTAGTGTTTAAATGTGTTCTCTTCACTATCTAATTCAGCGATACGAATATTGTTATTAATCAATTTTATTATAACGTTTTTTAGAATATTTATATAACTTTTCGGTAGTGTTTAATGTCAAATTGTCAACCTCGCGCTTACCCTGTCTTAATTGCGAAATAACATACTGTGATACACCAGTTTCTTTATGGATTTGATATCCCGTTATATTACTTTCGATCAATTCGATTATCTTCTTTTTGTATTCTGACAAGCTCTTCACCTTCATATCTGTACCCTAATTTTTTCATATGTTTGATTCTTGCAAATTTAATTATCTCGGGCAATAATAAAATAAATACGATAAGAATTACTTTAAAAATGATATTCATTTGAATTCATCACCTATCTATTATATAATAACCATGAAAAGAGGTAGGGGCTTTCGCCCCTGTTGGATTAATCATTTTTTCTGATTATCTTTCTTGGCTTTAAGATAATCTAGATGCCATTTTCTTAGTTGTTTTAAAATTGCTGGTGTTCTTTGTACTGTAGCAAGTACGATGAGCATCAGCATTTTTATGATGTCGTCCAATTTAACCACCTCCTCTCATGGTGGTTTGTAAGTCATGAACCAACTTACAAATATAATTATACTACACAAATGTTTATTATACAAGTGCTTTCTATAAAATTTTGCATAAAAAATAGGGTAGCCATAGCGACTACCCTTGTATAATGACGTGGTAATTTTATTATAACAGATTAATTGATTGTACCCCACAATTTCCCTAAACTATCATTTGTTTTATTCCATGTTCTAACAGCTAACCAAACGTCATTACCATTATAAGCTGTGTAACTCACCCAAACGTGTCCATCTTGTTTACATACAGTGTCATATTTTATTGTTTGACCTGGCTGTAGTACACCGCTCACAGGACAGCTTCTAAACGGTCCAACATAATGAGTTTTAATAGGAGTGTTTGGCGTAAAGTGAGCTATTTCTGATTTGTAATAAGTTCCATACTTATTGATTTTCCAACCATTCATATCTCGTCTATTAGCAGGAGTGGAAGCACTGCCAGGTTTATTTTTAACTGTAGTAACTTTAGGTGTACTACCTTTCATATATGCCCTAATTTGCTTAATGAAGTAATCTTTTAACTTAAGTTGTGTTGCCTTAGTCCATGCTTGTTTTGTTGGATCAATACCAGTATGCAATTTAGCTGAACGATGAGGACAAGCTGTATAACTAAATTCGTTGTGTAAACGTACAGTATTTCTGTTAGCTGGCACCCCCCACTTTTTAAGTTTATGCGCTGCGAATTTAAGAGCTGTTTGTTCATTTTTAAGAAAATCTTTATCGCTTACATACATTGATTGATTAACTTCAATTCCATAAGTTTCAAAATTACCTGAACCCGGTTGAACGCCATCAGAAACATGCCAAGCAATTCTATCTTCTGATATAGCTTCCCAAATACCGTTTCTATCAGCGTATGCGTGAGCTATACCTCTTGCTAATCTATTGTAATCAGCGTTTACTAGATTGTTGTAGTATTGTTTTGAGTTCATGGTACCAGCATCGTTATGAATAACTACAGCTTTAGGTTTACGACCTCTTTTAGTCATAGTCCAACCTTTTATATGATTAGTGTTAACTTTGATGCTACTGCTTTTCTTAATTGACTGTTTAGGAGCTGATTTTACATCTTTCTTAGGTTCTTCTATTTCTTTCGCTACCGGTGGAACTATAAAATGTGTTAAACCATAATAGTTATCCCATCGTAAGCTAGGTTTTTTATTAGCCCAACCATTCCAATTTTGTTCTAAAATTTGGAAGCTGGTAGTATTACCGCCATTGTATACAATACCTATATGTCCATATTGAGCATACGTGCCACTTGTAAATACTGCAATCCAACCCTTTTTAGGTATTGTAGATGGCTTGTTCTCTACAATTTTCCAACCTTCAGGAAATTTGTTGTTAGGGAAATCTTTAGCGTTCCCCCATGCTCTATACTTATTATCAGTTAGCCATAATATATAGTCCGTAGGTAAATCTGCACATTGCGCGTGATAAGATCTATCTACGTCAATTGCTCCTGGTTCCATAGCACCAAAGGAAGCGTCATAACTCGTCCAACGTTTAACTCTGTATGGACTATCTACTACACCGTTTTTATAATCTCTTAAACGTTTATTGATTTGAGATTGTGTTTTCATCTGGAGCTCCTCCTCCATCATTATCAAATTCAAATTCTTCTTCATCAGAATCGTCAGTAAACGGTTCGTTAGTGTCGAAAACTTCAGGTTTCACTACGCCTGACTCACTTTTAAACTGTACTGGGTGTGTTTCTTCATTTCGTGGTGCATTTAAATCTAGGTCTATACCCGCGTCTGACACGCCTTTAGTGTTTGGATTAGTAATAATGCCTAAACCTGCTAAAAGCGTTAGAATAGTGCCTAAAATGCCACTGACGCTTTCTAATTGATGTGATAAATCAACACCGAAAATTTCACTAACTTGTTTGATAAGCAATAATACTGTCCCTACTAAACTTGAAACAATTGCACCGTTTTTTAGTCTGTTAGACCAATTTATTTTCATCTCATTACCTCCATAAAAAAACCGGCATCTAAGCCGGTTAAATGTTATTTACTTTCAAAGAATAGTTTTTTATCTTCAATTGGGTGATCGTTATAAATGTATTTAGCTTCTAGTGTTCCGGTAGATGTTTTAGCTAACATTTCGCAAATATCTACATTATTTGTAATGTTGTCTAATTTAGGCAAGGTTATCACTGTATCTTCTTCATCTTCATGAATCGTAACAGTTGCATTGACTTGGAATTGAGGTGGTTTAGGCGTTGCGGTATCTGAACAAAATTCTAAAAACTTATCTACATTGAATATTTTTCTATTAGGTAAGTTAAATATATAATTATTAAAAGCGACTTCAAAAGAGCCTTTCATGTACTCATCTAATTCATTGCCGTCAGTGAATACTGCAAGTCTAATTGGCGTTGTTGGAACATCTAAATTTTCTAACAACCAATAATCAAGTGTTTTTTTGTTAGATAGATAGTCCTCTTTCATAATTTTTACTACTTCTTCAGCTACTGGTTTAGCTAAAAGCTCAATCCATGTGTTCGTTTCTTTATCAAAAATTTTAGGTATCGCTTGCATTATTCTTGACCTCCATTTGTATCAATCCAAATTTTATTCGTATCTTCAGGTGCTTTGTCACTAACTACAAAGTCAGATGAATCACCGTTTACTTCTGTTTGTTTTAAATAACCGTGTTGTATAGCATATTCAGTCAACTCTTTCCAAAGGTCGTGAGTTTCAACATTTATGAACCCCATGCCTATAGCACTCTCCTCAACTTGTATTTTTGTTTTACTATCACTAGGGAAACAATATTGGTTATCAACCCATATTTCTAATGTGTAAACGTCTGAAGGTAGAATTTTATCAATCACTAAATCGACTACATAGCTAGATTTTTCTTTATTGACTTTTGTTTCATAGATGTATTGAACACCTTTAGAGTTAATCAGATAAGCCTTTGCAGGTTTATCTTTAATTTCTAAGTCATCATCATTTGAATCAGTTAAAATGTAACGCATAACAGAAAAGTCACCCTGTTTAATGCGATTACCATCGTTTGAATCATTTAAATTAAGTACATTTGTTAACATATAATACCTCCATAATAAAAACCAACCTTAATAGGCTGGTTTATACATGTGCTTTTTCAGGATCGTATTCAACACCAGTTAATCCGAAATATTCTTCTGGCGTTACAAATCCTCTTTTGACAAATAAAGCAAACTGTTCGTTTGTGTAATATCCCATTTTATAATATTTAACTCCGATATCATGCATTAGTAGTTCCTCCTAACAATTGAATGGTTAAATCTGATATATCTTTTCTTACATCGCTTAATTCTTCTTGTGTTTTGATTAATTCAAAAGATAATTCTGCTATTATTTGGTCTTTGTGAGTTTCATCGTCTTTCTTGGGTGGTTCTTCAATTTGTTGTTTCTTCCATTCCTCGTATGGTGTACCAACCCATTCGCCACCGTCAAATTTAACCGGCCAATATAAACTGCTTGGTGGCATAATTTCAGTGTATAAGTCTTTGTCGTAACCTTCTTTACTTTCATCTATAAGGAAAGGTTTCCCATCAGATTTTCTAAAAATTTGTATCATCTAAATGCCTCCTAAACCATGTATGTGAGATTAATCATATAAGTGCTATCTGCTTCAACAGCACCTACGACTTTCATTGTTCCATCGTTTGCCAAATATGCTACAGCATTGCTAGTGCCTATTCTTTGGTTTAATTTAAATTCAACATTCTTAATAGGAGCTATATTTAAAGGTAGTTGAGCGAAAACCGAACCAGTATATAACTTTTTGATATTTCCTATAATTTGAACTGTTTTGTTATCTCCTGTTTTTCTAACTCTATAAGAAACTGGTAAAAAAGAATCGCTATATGCATATGCTTCAGCACCGTTTAATAACGGCAAAGGTACCCAGCCGGTATCTTCTATAGCGACACCTGCTTTTTTCCAACCGGTAAAGGTTGTATAATTGCTTGAAATATAAATATCACCAGTATCAAATGGCATATAAAGTATTTGTCGTTTAGGCGTGAAACTTTTTTCGTTTTTATAAACCGATATAGCATTACCTTCGTTATTTACTCCAGTTGGTAGTTTAGGGACATTAGTTAAATAATACATTCCTGGTTCTAGGTATTGTAATTTTTTTATATCATTATTTAAATCAACTGTTGAACTTTTACCATTATCTTCAGTTAATTTATATCTTTGGTTATTTTCATCACCACCGTTTAATAAGACCCAGCCTCTGTCATTATTATTAGAGAAAATAGTTTTTGACCAAATAACATTATAATAGTTCTGGATAAGAATAATATGTTTTCTGCCAATTTGACCTTTTGTAACGTTAATTTCTGCTATATAAGCTGCACCGTCTGGGTCAGCAGGTGCGTTTACAGATTTGTAGTCATTGGGTATAAGACACTCGTATAGACCAGGCTCTAATGTTTCTATCGGTTGTGACAAAGTCCCAAGCCATTTTCGACTTCCATCGTTTTCAGTAAATCTGTACTGTTGCCAGTTGCTAAAATCAGGTAATTTAGGTGTAATTTCTGCTTTTTGTTCATCTGTCAGACTTGCAAAGTCGAATGATTTACCATCTACACCATCTTTACCATTAACACCATCTTTGCCATCTCTTCCTGGTGGTCCTTGAGGACCTGGATTACCATTTATACCATCGATACCATTAATGCCATTTTTACCATCTTTACCGTCTTGTCCTGCTGGACCCTGTTCTCCAGTATCGCCTTTAGGTCCTTTGAAGATATCTACATTGTCTTTCATTACTTTTTCTACGATATCATCTAGTAATTCCACACGTATTTCTTTGCCTACACTTTTAGTTATACCGCTGTCGTTGACAGTAAAATAAAAGTTAGCAACATGTGTGCTATCGTTATTTTCAGGATTTTCTAAGAATAATTTACATTGCATTTGCCCTACATGTTTAGTGATATATTCAGGGATAATATATCTTACAAAGCCTTCTTCAGCTTTAACTATTTCTAATGGCTCATTAGTGAATATAGAACCATCTTGTGCAAAAACATGTAATACAGGTTCGAATTTCGTCTGATTAAAATTCACAGAGATGTATTCTTGATTTTCATTAATAATGTTCTTTTTCTTAATATGGATATCAATAATAGATGTCTTGTTATCCATTGTGTACAGATTAACGTTTATGCTGCCTAAATCAACGCCATTTTCATTTATGATTGTATTAACTATACCGGTTTTGTATGTTTCCATTTAAACACCTCTTTTTAATAATTTAGGGCTACATGCTGTCAGCACATAGCCCTGTTATTTATATCTATCTCTAATGAAATAAACACCTTTAATTCCAATCTTGTCATATAAACTTTTGATGGTTGTCGCTTGAACTTGTGCCCAACGTACATCAGTTGCATATTGATGATTGCCTGGGTGTCTAGGGTTCCAACGCATACGGTATAAAGTGTTTTGACCTTTGCTGATATAACCCTGTCTTACAAACTTAGCACCACCAATAATACCTTTAGCAGGAGTAGTCCACCCTCTATTTCTAGCGTAAGTAATTGCATAATTAGGGTTGTAGTCATATGCGCCTATGCCGAAGTAGTTATAAACACCAGCACGACCACTTGAGAAGTAAGATGTACCATAACCACTCTCAAGGAAGGCATGTGCAATTAAGTATATTTCATTAAGGTTATACTTCTTACAAGCATAAGCAACTGCTTTACCTTGACCGGATAAAGAACCTTTACCGCGCAATATCTTATTAAGTGCTGAAACTGATACACCTTGATATTTACCAAGATTAAGCATTTGATATTTTTGAGTTTTACTATTCCAAATCTTAAGCGAATTCATAGCGTTAAGTGTTGCCGAGTAACTTGCACCATACCACCCGTTACCGTAGTTTATTTGAGGGGATTTAGTCATTTGGATAGCTACCGCTCTCTTGAATGAGTAAGCACTTCTTGAAACAACCACAGTAGGCTCTTTGCTTCCTTTTTTGTTGGTCGTTGTAGTTGTATTCTTATTAACACTAGATGCTGGAACTGTAACTTTAATAGTTTTAGTCTTAACTTTATCTTTAGGAATTTCAGAAAGTAACTTCTTACTGTTTTTATATAGATATAGTAATCCATTGATTGTTTTGTCTATGTTTTTCTTAGGCGGCAATCCATTGAGGGATATATCCCAATCTCCATGCTCGTATACGCTTCGCCAAATATTAGATGTGTCAACTTCAATAGAAGATGGCTTAACTGGTATACCTTGATATTTCATTCTGAACACTGTTTGCAGCATTGTGTGTATCTCGTTGACAATAAAATCATCTTTACTTGCTGATAAATCTTGACACACTTCAATAACGATATTATCAGGGTGACTAGGTACTTCGTACATTTCTAATCTAGGCTGCCATATATGGTTTCTATCTACGAAATAGTGAGGATACTCTTTATCAGTAAGGTATTTTTCTCTATCAAAGTATAGGTCAAGGACTGAACACATTGTATTTGCGTTTCTTATAGTCACCTTTTTAGGGTTATGACCTCTATCTTTACCTTGGACAATATCGTGCAGGATAAATTCAGGATAAGTTGGTTCGCCATCATCTATAGTGAAATTGATATGTTTTTGTTTCTTCTTAATCGTTACTGTTTTATTATTATCTTTTGTTGTGGTGCTTGAAGTGTCAGAACCACCACTTGGTTTAGGAGGTTTTTTCTCAGCTTTATAAGGTGGTCTAACAAAATAAATGTTCCCGCCATTACCGTTGTAGTTATGATTAACAAACGCTGCTCTCGAACCACTCCATTGGTTTGATCCAACCCAGTTTTGATCCACGCATTTAAAGTGTGATTTGTCACTAGGGCCAACAACTATTGCAGTATGTCCAGCCCAACCATAGGTCCATACAGCTATATCACCTGGTTTTGGGACAAAGCTAGATGTATTTCTATAGATTTTCCATGACCTATTTGGATATTGACTACGGTTAGCCATAGCGTTGGCATTGCCCCACGTTCTGAAATGCCAATAACGTTGGAATATATAGTTAGGCAAATCCCAACATTGGAACCCATACCTACCGTCAATATCGACACCTTTATGATTTTTAGCCATCCATTTAGCCCAATTCACAACTTGAGAGGCAGTAGGCTTTCCGCTTTTTGGTAATATTGCCATTCACACACCTACTTTCATTTTCAAAATAAAAAGCCGACACAATAGTGCCGACTTAGAATATATACTGTGCTAGTCCAATTGCTGCCCCAATTATAGTTGCTCCTCCACCGATTAAAGCTATAACAACTTGAACATTTCCTTTTTGTTTATCAGAAATTGACTTATTTATATTTTCTAATTGTGTTTCGTGAGATTTAACTGTGTACTTTACGTCAGTGAATTCATTTCCCACTTTTTCTATCACACCACTAATTTTTTCTAAATGTTTTTCTAATCGTTCTTGCGACTCAAACTGCTTTTCTTGTAATCCTGTTTGTTTTTCGAGCCTTTTATCTAGTGTGCTGTATGCCTCAATGTGTTTTCTATCATTTTCGTTGATTTTTTCATAAATTTTACCGGTGTTTTGTATCCATTCTGTACGTAATACATATTTATCTTCTTCTTGAGACAATTTCTACACCTCCGTAGAACCCTAAAATGCCACAGATCATTGTAAAGGTAGAGAATTGCAAAGGAGAAAGCCAATTAATAGCATGAAACATACTAGCGGATGTCATTAAAAAGTAAAAGCAAGCATTACCCCAACCCCCAATACAAATAAGATAGTTGAAAGTATTATTTAACTTTTGTGTAGGTAAAAAGAATGGGGCAATTATAATAAAAGCACTAAAAATCATCGCAAGGACTCCCCATATCCAAATAGGCATTATATGATGTAAAGCTAAATAGAAATCACTATCTCTAATGATTGACGCCTGTTCTCTTGTCCAAAAGAAGCCTCTTTCAAACATCAGAGTGCCAAAACCTAAAACCATTAAAAAGGTTAACGAATAAGTTATTGAGTTTTTATTCATTATAACTTACCTCCTAAACAACTGGATTAGATCCTGGAATTACTACACCTTTTGTAGCGTCATACCAAGAACCCCATCTTGTAGTTTCGCCCATCATATTACGAGAGTATATTCTGTGTCTGTTGTAAGGCATAAACAATACTTTTTTGTATGTGTCACTTCTCGCAATAACGATAGCATAGCCACTTTGATTATCGGGATCTGGAGAATTTGTAGGGTTGTAAAGGTAGTAAAAACCAGTTTTATCAATTTTGCTCATAGTAGATAAGTCGACATTATCTAACCTAATAGCAAAACCTTCGGCTTCTGTAAGTGCTGATAATTGGCCTGTAGCACTCTTTATAGCTTCATTAACTTTGTTTTGTATTAATTCATCTAAACCATCAGAAAGCATCTTAAATTCGTCTTCGTTTGCCTTCTTAGATAACTGCTGATTAACTTCATCTTTTTTAGCGTAGTTGATAAGGTGCTCGTCTAAGTTTTCCTCTGTTATAACTCCTTCAGTTGCCGAATTTAGTCGTTCGTTGACCTCTAAAATTTTATCGTTAATATTATTTAGATAGTCTGTTAACTCTGTTTCGGTTTGTTTTGCGAAACCTTCCATTTGTTCCCGCAAATCTTTAACTTGTTTAACAAATTCTGACTTTTGAGTATTTACAAAATTCATGAATTCTTCTTCAGCATTTTGAACGTTTTCTAATTCTTTTGATACAGTATCAATTCTGTCTTTTACTAAATCAACAAGATCGTCAATCTCTCTAATATATCTGATTTTAATATCAGCATCTATTTGGTTAATTAATGCATCTTTTACGTAAAAGCGAAACTCGTTAAGTACAACTGTATCTTTGCGACCAACTGCTTTGATATAAATTTGACCAGTCACATGAGTGTCGGTAGAAGCCTTTAGGAAATTACTGTCTAAAGTTAAACGTATAATGCCTTTCATAGGATTAACATATTCAACTTTAACCCTTCCGGTTGAAGAACCGTTATCGGAAACAAAATAAGCTGTTATCTCAGTGTTAGCTTCGCTAATCTCTAGGGGATAACTTTCCCCGTTTATTTCTCTACGCACTTGAAAAGTTAATACCGCAGTATTTATATCCATATTATAAAAACCGATACCTTCGTCAGATATCGGTTTTAAATAAGGTTCGTCGACAGTAGTAATTCTAGCTTCTTTGTAAAATCCATCCATTATGAAGCCTCCTTATTTTTTCTTTTTAGTTTTATGAATAATTTTGTTTGTCTTAGTATATGCGCTTGGCTTATTAGGATAAACTTGATGGAATGTTTTTTCTTTTTGGTTACCATACCCACCAGATTTAAGAATTTGAACTGCTGTGTGTGTATGTGATGGTGTGAAAGTGAGGTTAATAATCATGTTTCTAACTCTAGCTACACCTTTTGTTCTTAGAATATCTACAACTCCCATCACTTCATTAGATCTGTGAACATTATCTGGACTTGTTGTAGAATACTGAACTGGTGCGATAGCATGTAATGGTATAGTATGCCAACCTTTTTTAACCGGCATTCTAACTCTGTATAAGTGGCGTTTTCTACTCCTACCATTACCACTATATGGATGATAGTTCTGGACAACATAAGGCGCAACAGCAATAGTTGTGTCTCTATCTACTTCAACAGTTATAGAACCGTTTAACTCTACAAAGCCATTAGCTGTAACTTGGAACCTTTGTTGTGTCATTAGCATACGTTGGTAATCTTTTTTTGCAATAAGAGAAAATGGTTTAGTATCTTTTTTATCAAATCTGCTACTATAAACCAAAGATTTTACAATAGGTTGATTAGCAATTCTTCCTTCTTTGTTAGTATCCAATTTAGCTAATTTAACTATGATGTTTCCTAAATAGTAAACTGAACGCCACATTTCTTGAGCTCCTCTAGGTTTCCCAGCTCTACCTTCATATACTTCAGGCAAGAAAGAAGTCGTACCATGCTTAATACCTACCCAGTTACTAAATGAAGCTAAGGTGCTTGACCCCCATGTAACATAGTCGCCATGGTCTGATATTTCAGATAGTAGTTCAGTCATTACATTGTTAGGTTGGTTAGCAAAACGTGGATAGAATAAACAATAGTCACTTACCTGAGAAACGATGTTATGACAATCCACGTGAGCAGTAATATCACCTAAGCCTTCTACTAACGCTTTCATGTTTCTACTTTCTCTCTCACTAAACGGCTTACTCCCTTTGTAGTTTTTACCAGTAGAACGTGTACCACTACCATTTGACCAATAATAGTCAAAATTACGATTTAAGTCTACATTATTTACATTCTCACGTTCTCGATTAGCAAAGCCCCAAGGGTTAACAATAGGAACAATAACCACTCTAACGTTTTTACGTATATAAGCGAGTTGTGAATACTTGTTCCATTCATTGACGACTAAATCCATAAATCGACTTAAAGCATAAAATGCGCTGTATTCATTCCCGTGTATACATGATGTGATGAGTAAGGTTTTTGTATAATTTTGAGGTTTGAAATCATAGGCATAAACATTGTACTGGTTACTTTGGTCTTTACCTACATATTTTTTCGTAACATACTTGTTGTCGACAAATTTGTCATAAAACACTTTTCTATTGTCATTGGGATCGTTATTATTAGGTGTTTCATTAACACCTTGTTCTGCACTAGCGATAAATGGAGGAGTAAATAGATAAGTAGCGTCATCAGCCACATTTAGTTCTTTGTCTATTTTTTCATCTATTCTAGTGAAATCATGTCTTAGTCTTTCTGAAAGTATAGGGAAATTTTGAGCATCAATTGATGTACGACTATCTCTCACTTCTTGAAGCCCATTACCGATAGTTCCTAAAACTAAGTTTCTTATTCGTTTACTTTGATAACCTAACTCTTGACCTACAGTAACATTAGGCCCAGTAGGCAATGTATATACAATCTGTTCAGCATTATGTGCTTGCTTTTCAGTTTTTCCATGCTTTACTAATATTTCTTCGATATTAGTAAGCATATCTCTTATAGCAATGTAATTGAGTTCGTTTTCTCTAACATAACGCGAACTAAATAAAGTATCTAGTTTTGTGTAGATAGTCTTTCGCATTGCTACGCCTCCTTAACTTGTAGTTTTCCATCTTTATCTATTGTAATGTTGTAATACTTACCGTTTTCACCTTGCATTTTGAGACGATTATAGTGAAGTCTATCGACTTTCTTTTTATCATTATTACTCATCAGTCCAGATGTTTTATCTGTTGCCTTTGGTATTACGTATTTGTTAAATCCACTTTTAGCACTTGCAATAACTTGCCATGTCTTACCACGATCATGAGACACTCGGAATTTACCATTTCTGTTATATTCTAGTATGTGGTCTTTTTCTACAATTGCTCTTATTCCATTGGCATTTCCGTGCAATGCTTTGTTAGAGTCGATGGACTTTCTTGTAGAAGTAATAGCTGCATTTGCTTTTGCGTATGTTGTTCGATATGAATTAGCAAACCCTCCACCTAAACCACCTACAACTTGTGCTGCTTGACTAATTCGTTCTAAATAACGATTTTTGCGGTTAAAATCTCCTAAAGTTACGTCTTGTTTTACTATCTTATTTTCAGCGTCTCTAATAGTCTTAACTTCGACTATTCTCATAAACTCATTGATGCCAAGTATAGAGTGCTTAACTTTTACAATGTCTGCAACTCTAGGCACTGCATTAGGATAATGTTGTCGCAAAGCTATAAAATCCAAAGTTAAAGAGCGTTTTATAGATGCATTAATAACAGCTTGCAATCTAGCTCGCATAATATCAAGATCAGTAATAGAACCATCTTTAACAGGCGGTGCATCAAAACGACCGTAATCTTTCATATTAGGATGCTCAAATTCAACAATAAGGCCTGCACCATCTAAACCCTCTTCATCAGTATAAGAACCGTACCCTTTAACATAGGTATACATCTGACCGCTATCCTCTTCTAATTTCATATTGTTTGCGTTAATTTCATCATCAATATGATAAGTTGCTTGTTTCTCTAAATACGGAGTGAATTCAAAAGTATACGTGTTTGTTTTATGATTATGATGTATATCAAACTCTAAATCCCATGCTTCTAATCCTTTTTTCAATAGATCCTCGACACTTTCTCCCTCGCCAGAATCTTTGATTTCAGAAACAAACATATTGTCAGGCACTTTGAATTTAAGTCCAGTTCCTTTAAATATCTTTTCGAAAAAGTCGGGTGGTTTATGAGGACCATCTATTTTGTCATACACTCTCTTTCTCTTGATGATATCTATCGGCTTCTCTCTAAGTGTTACAGCAACTTCTTGATTTCTACCATGTGTTTGTCTATCTATGATATAAGCAACGTATTCTCTCTTGTCATTAGGTCCTGTTAACTGCGTCAGTGTCCAGCGTTTATCAATACCTCGTATAACATTATAGTTATATTTATCTTCAAGCAATTTGCATTGTACAACTGTTTCAGAACCTAACTTTGAGGTTGTTGTAGTAGTGACATAAACTGGCTCGCCTATTCCTCTTATAGGTCTAAATAATACTGGCATTTAATAACCACCTACTTATAATAAAATTTCATATCAAAAGTTACTGACTTAACCTGTTGATTAAAAGCGAAATCATTCCAGCCAGGATAGAATTTAGGTTGTGCATTTGTACAACGATGATTAATTGGAGTGCCGTTTCTCCACGTTTGAACTCCGTCATACACTATCTTGTCGCCTTTTTTCAAATTAATATTACTGATTTTCATATAATCAGATTTTCCTAGAGTAAATCGGAAGCTTTCTTTACTGCTTACACTTTTACCTAAAACGATAGTTACTTTCTTATAGAGTTTAAATTCGTTATTAGGCACATTTCCGTGGTAATAAACACTGTTATTCCAGGCATTAGTAAAAGTGTATGTTCTTTTGTCATTTTCTTCGTCAAATGGTACTAACATGTCATTAGACCATAACGCTTTGTTAGGTTTGTTCTCTAAATCTAAAGAAGTACCAATACTCTCGGCAAAAGGTATTTCAATTGTTTCAAAAACTAAGTCGAAGTTAATTACATTACCTTTGTTATCAGGTGTTATTACTGATGAACATTTAACTTGATACTGTTTACCACTAGTATAGTAATTATCGTTCATCATATTATGATCGAATACTGGATAACCATATTTATCATATGATTGATAGTCATCTTCCGTCGGTTGTAAAAACTTGTAATTATGCTCTTCGGCATATCTAAGTTCTCTAATCCATACAGGTTCAGTGTTTACTGTTAAATCATAGAATTTATCTCGTAATCTTGGTATATCATTAAGTTTTGTACTAACTACATAGCAGGGTACCGTAATTTTCCTTTTACGATACTGACTGCTAAGTAACATACGACCACTTGTGTTTTCTTTTGTTTCGTAGTTGTCCTCTATCTCCGGGCTTTCGATGACAATATCTTTCACTCGAAAACCGAAGTCAGACAACTTGTATTTAGCACCATCTTTTTGTTTAATTTCTAAATCCATTGCCTGACCTCCTAGAATGTGAATGTGGCATCTCTATCCGCCATTTGTCCGTTGACTATATGAGTTAAAGCGTCGTTGTTAACGTCCATTTTAACGGTTACAACACGTTGCGATGGATTTGTTTTATATTCATGAGTGTGAGTGATATTAGCATTAGCTGATGCGCTCGCACTCTTAAGGTCTCTTTGTATACTTGGTACATTTAGACTTGGATCAAAAGCATCAGATACTCTTTGAGCCATTGCACCCATGCCTGATATCACACTTTTTCCTTCACTATTGATACCAATAGCGAAACCTTCCATTGTGTAACCACCAATTCCTTTAAACACTTTTGATGGAGAGTGAATGCCTAATGCGCTTTTAGCAGCATTTACTGCATTTTGAGCTACATTTTTTGCAGCATTGACTACCCAAGACATGCCTTGTTTGATACCGTTAACTAATCCGTGCATTAAATCAAGACCTGCACTTATCATTCCACCTACAAAACTACGAACAGCATTTACTGCGTTTGATACACCACTTCTAACTGAATTGACAACACTCATCATTCCACTTAATACCGAGCTTACTATTCCGTGCATAGCCGAGCCAATTGAACTTAACATATTAAAGAAACCACTGACTGCAGTACTAACAGCATTTGAAACAGCGCTTGATATTACGCTTGTAATTGAATTCCACACTGCTGAGATTAACCCTGCAATGCCACTCATTATAGATGCAGTAGAAGATTTTAATAAAGACCAATTCCCAGTGACGATTGCAACAATAACACCAACAATTCCAGATATAATACTTAAAACACTTGACCAGATTGTTTGTGCGATTGCAGCTAAAGACGACCAAATCGTCGATGTAACACTGACTATAGTTGTCCACACAGTAGTGATGATTGTTACTAATGTAGAAATAATTGTAGTAATAGTAGTGACTATTAAAGTCCAAATAGTTTGAGCTACAGTAACTAATGTAGTCCAAATCGTAGTGGCTACAGTTACTATTCCAGTCCAGATTGCCGATAGAATTGTTCCTAACGTAGTAACAATTGTTGTAATAGTCGTAACAATTATTGTCCAAATCGTCTGCGCAACTGTAACTAGCGTTGTCCAGATAGTAGATGCTACTGTAACAATAGTCGTCCAAATGGTAGCTAAGATACTTACTAACGTTGTCACTACCGTTACAATGACGTTCACAATTGCAGACCAAATAGTTTGTGCCACTGTAGCAATGATACTCCATTGGACTTGAGCACTTGTAACTATAGCTGTCCAAATACTTGTCAAGAATGCGCCTAAACCAGAAACAACTGTTTTTACAATATTAACAATTCCATTCCAAATCGAGCCTGCTATGCCTGCTAATGGACCAAATATTGCACTAAAGCCATCAACAATATTTTGCCATGATTGTTTTAAATAATCGCCTAAGATACTCCAGATATTTTTAGCCATTTCAACAATAGCTTTCCAAATTTCAGCACCTGCTTTAGACATTGTTTGCCAAGCGCCGCGCCAATCTCCAGTTAACAACTGAAGTAAAGCAACTATTGTACTTAAAATAACTTCCATAGAGATTTTAATAACTGCTTTAATGATTTCCCAAGCTACTTTAACGACTGCAACAACTGTATTAAAGGCTTGTTTAACCATTGGTGCTATAACATTAACTGCAGCATCTACAATAGCTACGATTTGGCTCCACACTTGTTGGAACATAGGTGCTAATGGTGCTAATATTTCTTGAGCACGACCGAACAAGTCTCCTAAGAAACCAAGCACTGCTTGAATTGCAGCACCAACTGAACTAGCTATTGCATTCCATGCGTCTGTTAAAGCGTTACGCAATGTTTCAGAAGAATTCCAAAGCGCTACAAATATCGCAATGACTGCTGCAACTGCTGCAACAATAGCTAAAATTTCTGGGTTAAGTGCTAAAAACGCGGTTCCCACATCTTCTAATACTCCCATTATAGCGCTACCTATAGCAGAAAACGCAGCCATTGCACTCTCAGCACCAGTTAAAACCATAGCGAATTTAGAAATAAAGTCGATAACACCTAAGATAGGCGGTCCTAAAGTCATGAATACGCCAGCTAATGTAGCGATTAAGCCTAACAATATACCAATAGCAGGGTGCGTCTCCGTTAATTTAGCGATAAAATCTGTAATCGCAACAGCAACATCTAATACAGCTGCAGCTAGTGGTGCCATAGCCGTTCCCACATTAATGATGATTTTAATTATATTGCCTAATAATGTTATGAGTTTAGGACCGTTTGTATTGATATAGTCCATAAACTTTTTAAATCCGTCTGATTGCGCTACCGTAGCACTCCAAGAAGCAAACTTCTCAGACATTTGCGCTAGAGATTCTAATATAGAGTGTGTATTCGGCGCAAATGCTTTCATGAGGTTAAAAATACCCTTGAAGGTATTTCCAAATATTTGTCCGATTAACGGTAAGTTCTGTTTAGTATATTCAACAAAGGATCTAATAGCTTCTTGTCCTTCAGAGGATTGAGCCCATGAATTAAAAGCTTGTCCCATTCGTTTAAATCCAGCTGCAGCCCAATCTGCAAGTGGCGCTAGTTGTGTGAGAACACTTACTACACCACTACCAAAATTGCCTGCTGCACTTAGCATGTTGTTGAATATTCTTACACCTGTTGTACCCATCATTTCGAAAAACTTTTGTGCAACTTGAGAGTTTTTAGCCCAATCAAGCATTTTAGCACTCGCTTGTTCCATTCCTTTTGACACGCCACTAATGAAAGGAGACAAACCTGCTAATGCCACTTTAATCATGTTTAAGCCATTAGCCATTGTGTTAAAGATTTGACTTTGATTTTTCTCTATAATACCTTGCCAAGCATCTTGAACACCTTGTAAGGCACTTTCGTACTTTTTCGTTTCAGCTGTAGCTTGTAGAGTTCCATCGTTAAGCATTTTAATAGCACTTGCAGCCATAACTCCAAATCCCATAACTCCACCTGCAGCAACACCAAATGCAGCTGCTAATCCTGCAGCTCCACCAGCTACAACCCCGATAGCGTTAAGAACAGCAAATAATGCAGGAACCATCGAAGCAATGATAGGAACTACCAACGTTATATTGGAAATTAAAGAACCCTTTATCATGTTAGAAATAACAGTACCAATTGTTCTAATACGTGTAGCCAAAGCATTCCAAGAGTTCATGGAACTATCTATACCAGCTACCATTGCTCTAAATGCACCTTGTGCTTTATCTGAATCAACATCTATCCTAGTGTGTATTCGGTTAGGAATTGAACGTAACATTGCTTTAAGCGCTAAAATCTTAGACACAGCAGCGCCTTCGTTAACTTCGACAGTAGCTTTTGCTTTTTGTCTCGCAAAACTATTGAGCGACTTCTTAGCTTCTGCTATAGCGACACGTGCTTTAGTTGCGTCTGCATCTAAATGAGCACTATAAGAATTTCCGTCAAACATATCTAAATCAATCTGTAGCTTAGATAACGTTGTAATTGCTCTTCTAGCGTCCACATCGGCATGTGCATTAGCTGTTGAACCATCAAAGCGTTCTAAATATGCTTGTGCTTCTTCGATGTTAGCTTTTGCGCTTGCTACATTAGCGTCAAGTTCAGCATCTCCTCTGTAAGCATCGAATTTGCGTACATATTCTTCAGCTATTTGCACTTTGCTTTTAACTTCGTCAATATCTATATCAAGATCAGCTTCTGCGCGAGTGTTATTAAATGATTCTATTTCTTTTTTAGCTTTGTTTACTGCACTGGTTACGCCTGATGCATCTGCATCAATTTCATTATCTTTGATTTTATCCATAGTGCCTTTAAAACGCTCTGCTGTGTTTTTAGCTGCTTGTATAGCACTTTTGAACTTTTTTGCGTTAGCTTCAATTGTCGCTTTTATACTATAGTTAGCTTCTGCCACGTGTTCCCACCTCCTTATTTATTAAGTTCTGCAATTTGTTGAAGTAAATCTTTAGGAGGCATATTCTCCTCAAATTTGCTTTCAGAAGCGAACTTCACAGGTTCGCCTCTGTCTAATCGTTTAATATTCTCTTGATAATGCATGATATCGTCTGCACTTTTGAAACGATATTCTGTCTCGCCTTTTTTACCGCCACGTTTCTTCTTCTCTGCAGCTGCGTCTCTAATAGCAAAAGCGAGTTTGTACATATCCATATCTTTATCTAGTTGCTCATACTCTAATGCATACATACGATAGTTGAATTCTCTAAGTGTCATTCGCTCTATAACATTTAAATCATAGATTTTGAGCTTACTCATGCATAAGATAACAATACGATCAAACGTTAATACTTCTCCGTCTACTTCTTGCTGTTCTTTTTGTATTTTTTCGGAACGAGGTTTTGGGTTAAAACACGCTTTCCCAGTTCCTCGATGACTTCGTTACAAAATTCTTCAAGTCCTGTATTTTCAATAACATCTTCAACAACAGCTTCTAAATCTTTTTCGGTTTTAGGTGCTCCTTTTTCTTGTGCAGTTGCAGCTTTAATAACTTTAGCGACATCTACTACACTGTGGCTTTCTAGTGCAGGTACCAACATTTCTGTACCTTTACCAAAGTTAACTTGTTCTGCTTCCATGCCCATTTCTTTATCAATGATGTTTAAAAACTTTAATCCGAATGATAGTTCAATTGTTTTACCGTTAAATTTGATTTCCATATTATTAATAACCTCACTTTAAATTTAGTCAAAAAGAAAAAGAGGGCATCAAGCCCTCGATATTATACAGTTTCTGCTGTACTTGGTTCGTTAGGTTGTGGGATTTCTGACACAAGACCATCGTCAGCTGGATCTGCAGCAACAGTATCGTGGAAGCCATAAGCAGCTTTGTTTTTCTCGATTTGTTCTGGTAATGTTGCCCAACCACGAACTTTTCTAAGATATACACCAAATTCAGTTTCAAATTCTGCGATATCTTCAGCGTCGTTAGTACGGTCAATACTATTCCAGTATCCTTGACGATATTCTGCTTTATATTTTCCATCTTTGTTTTTAACTTTTTTATTGATAACCCATAATTCATAAGGGGTATCTTCTTCGGTAGCATCTTCAATTTCATCACATAACGTGTCGTCTTGGTTCATGTAGCAGTTAATCGTAACTGTTGACTCTAATGTACCTCCAGAGTTAACAGGACCATCAACAGTAGCTTCTGTATCTCTATCTTTTTCTGTTTCGCGTTCTAATTCTGTTACCCACATTACTTTATTTGCATCTTTACGGTCTCCGGCTTTACGGATTAAGACTAATTCATCAGTACCTTGTTTAATTGCCATAGGTTTTACCCTCCTAAAAAGTATATAAAAAATACAAGCCCTTTAATGGCTTGTATACTCGATATTTATTGTTATATGTGATAATGCTTGATTACTTTCGATTTCGATAGCTTCGTTGATATCAAACTGTGGATTAAACAAATTGAAACCATCGAGTTGAATATCGTCTAACATGATATTTTGAACTTGCATAAGCAAGTTATCGTTTATCCCTTTATCATCATCTAACCCCCACAGATGAACGATGGCAGTAGGATTACCTCCAAAACTGTCAAAAGTTAACAAGTTCATGCTATCAGTAGTAGTTTGAATAGCAATAAAAGGATATTCAAGCTCTTGGCTAAGTTCTTTAGTTTCAATTACAGGGACACCAAGTTCACTAAATTTTTCATATAAGTAGTTGAATAGTTGAAGTTTAGCTGATTGTTTCATTGCGTGCCTCCTAACCGTTTATTAATTTCTCGAGGTCCTCTCTGACTTTCCTTGTATATTTTTCATAAACAGGGAACATAAACGTTTCAGGAGCCATGTAGCGTGTACCGTATTCAAGGAATCTTTTTTTGTTATCGTAAAGGCTTTTTATCCTCCACTTCTTACTGTCGCCAGTAAGTTCGGCATATCTTTTCAACCAATAAAAAAGACAACCATTATTGGTTGCCGGACACTCTTGCCAGAATTATATTTATTCATCTGGTATGCTCTACGATGCTGACTAGCCTTTCGCAATCTAGTCAGTTATCTCGGGATTGTCTTTCCAGTATTTTTCGATGATATCAGTAAAAGGAATATTCTTTGAGCGATAACTCCAGACTTCATGTCTTGGAATGTTCAATCTTCTAGCCCATTGCATAGTAGTTAATCTTAAACCTCTATATTCGTGCCAAACATTATAAGAAGTATTCCACCGTTGTTCTTCTAAAGGTATCCATTTGCAATTACTAGGCTCATAATTACCATTTAAATCGATTCTCTCTATGCTTAATTCTTCTGAGAAACCATTTTCTTCAGCCCATTTTATGAATGTTTCAACATCATGCCATTCATCACAAACTTTGATACCACGTCCACCATATCTAGAATACCTTTCAGATTTAGGATTGTAACAACGTTGCATCATAGCGCGCCAACGTGAATATGCTGGGTGCTTTGTCAAACCATGAAGTTGCTTGTTTTTTAAGTGTAAATTCTTAAAATCTTGTTCTTTCTTTAAACAACCACATGAATTTGTTGAACCTAATGTATCACTTCTAATTGAAACAATGTTTCCGCAATCACATTCGCATATCCAAAATGTTTTTCGCGATGACTTATTTAAATCTATTTCTTTAACTACCAATCTACCGTATCTTTGCCCTGTTTTATCTTTAATTCTAGGGTTATCGACAATATTTCCTTTTTCATCTCTTTTAATCATGGTATCACCTCTTAGGTATATTATACCATGTACCAACTTCAAAAAACACTAATATATTAAAGAGTTCCCCCGATATTGCCCGGTTATTCACTATGCTGTTACCAACATAGGCGGGATTCCATTTCCCGAATACCCAGCGTTAGAGGTCACAGCGTACTTCATGTTGCCTTCTTTAGTATCTCTAATCATACGCGCTAAGTTTCCTGTCCAGTAACCTTTGTTCATAACTGACTTAGCACTTACAACAGTATCTCTAGCGAACTCGCCAGCATTGTTTTTGAGCACTTCGTCAACATCATCATCAATGCTACTGTGCATTCGATCTAGCTTTCTAATTAGAGCGTCGATATCTCCAGCCACTATTTAACCTCCTCAACGTAGAATACAGTGTCATGTTCATAATCGATACGTTTAGTGATAATGTGTTTTACACCTTTGATATAAGCATGTGTAACTTGTGGCTCAAAATGACCATTTAAACGAATGACATTGATTTGCTTTGTTACGTCTCCATATTCTAGGCTTGTACGCTGCGGGGACAAAGGAGAAATGTTACAAGGGACTATATCAAAAACTTTCTCCTTAACATCGTACTTACTTGTTTTAGGGTTGTAACTGCCTTTTGTCTCCTTAGAAAATGAAACGCGCTTATTGTATCTCAATAGAATACACCTCTGCCACGTTTACTTGTATTTTTAGGAAACAAAGCGTTAATGACGTCCAAATATTCGTCAAAATCATTGTTTTGGAATGTATTTGAACGACCATCAACACTTTCTTGTGTCATACCTTCAGCGCCAACACGATTAAAGCGCTTGACTGCCACTTCTTCGACAATGTATTCCAATCTATCTGGAACTTGTTCAATATCTACTGGAAGTAAGCTAATCAAACGCTTTTCAGTGTTACTTATGATTATTTCGAGTAGTTCATCTTGCTTATCATCATTGATAGAGAGTAACTTTTTGACATTTTCTAATACTGCCATGTTATCCCTCCAATGCTTTAAGAATTACCGCTTTCGTATCGTCTTTTGATACATCTACATTATGTTTTTCAGCTATTTCCAACAATTCAGCTTTTGTTGCTTTAGCATCTACATCTAAAGCGATGTATTGCTTGTTATATACGTTTTGCTTATGAAATAATTCATCAATACGCTTAGAAGTAATATCAGTAGGGAATTCGTCTCCTACTTTATATTCTTTCTGATCTTCTTTATTAATGAAGTCGCGTACAACTTTATAAGAATAAGCCATAAGTTAGACCTCCTCGATTAATTAAACTGTTTCTGTATTTCCACTTGAAGCACTGCCAGCAGTCAACTTAGCAAACGCTTTGTCGTCTGCAATATGGAACGCAACGTCCATAGTTACACGTAATGCAATCAATTCTTGCTCGAATAGGTTGACTGGAGAACCATCAGCATTTTGAACAGTTGATAATTGACCATCTTCTGAAATTTTATAAGACAAGTTGTAAGGGATGCCGTAGAATACTTTGTTGAAATCTCCAGCGTATAAGTCGCCTTTTTTGAAGTTGTCTGATTTAAGGTCAACTACAGGTAATCCATCTAAAGTGTTGCTTGCACGGTCATAGTAGCTTTCTTTAGTATCTTTATCGCGAACTCCACGTAACGCAGTACGGTTTTGAGTTTTAGATAAGAAAGCGTTAGGTTCAACATCGTGTTCCAATAAAGCGTCCTCTAATGCTAATACGTTATCTAAGTTAATATCGCCATTCACAACATTTTTAGAAGAAACAGCTGATTGTTCAACAGATTGTTTGAACGGGTTATCAATGTTTAATAAACCGGCTTCATCAAATTTTTTGTAGAATTGTTCAGCAATTTGAGGTTTCATTGCTTCAAAGAAACGAGAATAAGTGTAGTTTAAGTATTCACGTGACGCTAAAACAATTACAGCTATTTTGTGTGAACGCATTGATGCTTCAAGTAAGCTAGGTTTAGAAGTTTGAATTTTTTGACCTTCTCCTACCCAGTAAGCACCTGGTTTATCTGCCCAATAAGTGAACTTTTTCTCTGATTTACCACCCATATCTTGGTATTGGCCTAATTGCATAATCTTTGAGTTTTGTAATACGTCTAAAAGGATAGGTTCGTTAAAATCGTTTAATAATTCGCCTTCCTTGTGTTCGTGCATCATTACATGATCTGGATTAAATGTTTGTGGTTTTACATCTGCCATTTATAACGCCTCCGTTTATTTAATAATTCTGTTTTCTTTTGCTAAATCAGCAAAACTTTTAGATGTTTCTTTTTTATAAGATACGTCACTACCTTGTCCATAAGGTGTTGATTGACGTGTAGCTTCTTTAACTTGCTCTTGTACAGCTTTGTCGAAATCTTCTTTAATCGAATTAACGACATCATTAATTTGTTCATTATCTTCCAAATGAATTAAAGACTGTGCAAACGAAGTAGGTAGACCTTTTTCTTTTAA